AGGGTTTTAAAGGAGTTTGAGATGGTAGATATAACAAAGGTGAGTAAAGAACAAGAATATATTATGCAGAGACATTCTCGTATGGTAGGTAAAATTCTAGACTTAGTAGAGGCATCTCTACCTGAAGGAACGCAGTGTGAGAAGCTGAAAAAGCTCCTGCAAATTCCAATGTATGACTATAGAAATGAGATATTACATCTCCTTGAACTTGGCGTACCACCTGTAAATGAGAACTAAATACAATTTTTACGGTTTACGTCGGTTTTTTATATACGTGTAGTATAATAGAATGTTAGAACAAACGTACTAACGTTGCATTTTCGTGTGGTCGGCGGTGGCTTAGACCAACCATACATAAATTTTAATTGGATTGGAATGGAATACAGGAGGAATGCCCTATGGCAGACGATACAGAACGCATTGAGAAGGCGTTGGAAGGCAACGGCCTAGCCCTATCAGCGGTCGCAGAAGTACTCCAGAAGATGGATGCTAGGTTTTCAAAGGCCGAAGAAGATGAAGAAGACAAGAGAGAAGAAGAAGATGCTGCTGTTGAAAAATCAGCATTGGTCAAAGAGCTTGCAACTGAAGTTGCAAACATGTTAAAAGCAGATCAAGGCATGGATGTAAACGGTGGAGAGCGTAAAGCTAAGTCCTCCGGTGGAAGTTCAGCTAAGGCTGATGACTCCGAGTCCGCTGCCAATATCTCATCGAAGATTGAACAGCAACAGAACACTATTCAGGCTATGCGTAAAGGCGACGAAGACGACGACGACGACGCAGATGATTATGTGGATGAGAAAAAAGCCGACGATGATGACGAAGATGCAGACGACATGAAGGAAAAAATGGCCTACAAAAAGACTGCTGACGAAGACGACGATGACGATGACGAAATGAAGTCAATGCAGAAAGAACTCGATTCTTTACGCAAGCAGCTTGCTTCGTTTGAACAGGGTCTTGAGAAGTCTGTAGAAGACGCTTCTGAAGCTCGCCTACGTAAGATGGGCTTCCGAGAAGAGCGCGGATTAGTCGCTCCACAAATTCAAGCACTTGGTACAGATGGAACAACTCCACTTGTAAAAGCCGCTGATGATGGCGATACTGTTGATCAGTTAGCCAACCTTTCATATGGAGAGCTTCGTACCCTCCAGATGAAGATTCAGTCCGGTGACACTACTGGAGTTCCACGCGAACTCCTTAACGGGTAACGATAAATAACTAGAAATAAATAGGAGACTAAAAGATGGCTAATCCTTCACTAAGTGAATATCTTGCCCAGTCGCAACGGGGTCTATACAACTCCGTTTTCGGCCCAGAGTATCTGCAAAAGCAGACATACTTTACGGTTGATTCTGCTACAGGCATTTTTAATACGACCTACGGTCGCAAAGTATGGCAAGCACTAAACAACCAGACGCGTTTCTTTAACGCTATTCCCCGAACTGTTTGGGGCAGCACTGCTGGTTGGCGTATCAGGACAGATCGTGGTTCGACTCGATCTCGTCCGGTAACTGAAACCGGTTCTCTTCCAACGGTAGACGTATCCAACATTGAGACGGTTTCGAGCTTGCCTCGTATTGTTTCAACCACGTTCGGTGCATCAGTGAAGTCAGTCTTCACGGCGCAGCTTGAGGGTGGTATTGGAGACGTTCTTGTAATGGAGAACGAGAATGCACAGCTTGACCACGTAAAGGAAATCAACGAGGAACTCATGGCAGCTTCCGGTTTCGTTGTTTCCGCAGGTAGCACAACTACTTCAACAGTCCCAGCTTCAGTTGCATCCAACTTTAAAATTGGTGATGCACTGTCAGTTTGGGATACTTCTGCAAACAACTGGATCAACACTGGTGGTGTAACAGTTTCGGCTGTCAACACTTCAACAGGTGTTATCACGCATGGTACTACCACTGCTGCTGTTGCAGACGGTGACGTTATTGCAGCTTACAGTCGTGCAGGTTTCACTTCCATTGATGATATCGTCGCTGTTGACGGTCAGTCAATTGGTGGTGGTTACGACTCAAACGCCAACTTCGCCGCTGATGGTGGAGTTCGAGCTTACGACCTTACCTACGCTGACCGCACATCGGGTGCATGGAACGCAGCGGCTACGGTTAAGGACAACAACGGTACAGGGCGAGACCTCTCCTTGAACCTCTTGGATGACTGTATTCAGACCATCCGAACCAATGGTGGTGAGCCAAAGCTTATCACTCTTGGACATGACCAGTACTTCAAGCTAGAGCGTCTTTTGAACTCTCAGCAGCGGTACATGGGACAGGAAGAGTATCAGGTTGGTGTTGGTTCGGAACGAACGTTCCCCGGCACTCGAACTGGTCTAGTCCTAGCAACTTATCAGGGTATCCCAATTCTCCCAGATGCAGACACTCCAAAGGGTGTTAGCACTGCTGATGCGGTTCTTGGCTCGAACGTTTACGTTCTTGACACAGACTACCTTGAAATTGCTGTAGCACAGCCTACACAGTATGTAGAAAACCGTGACTACTTCGCAGCTAATGCGTTGGTAGTTCGTGGTCTACTCTACACAATGGGTGAGCTTCGCTGCAAGAACTTCTTCACACAGGCTAAGGTTACTGACCTTAACTCGTAAGAACAATGGTGGGGGGTGGCTCTTAGTAGTCACCCCCTAACTTCTTTTTGAATGTAATGTAATGTAATGGTGAATGATGAGAAATGTATACACAGATGCAGTTTTGCAGAGTTTGGATATCCATACTAAAAGAATGATTGGGGAAGTGATGAATCTAATGGAAGCATCACTACCAGACATTTCTGCAACGACAGCTTTAAAGAAATCTATAAAGCAAGCTATGTGGCGTACAAATCGAAGCGTTCAAGATGATGTGAACAGTTTATCTTTCATTGATGCTATATCAATAAATAAAGAGGACAAAATATAATGACTAAACTTTCTTTTGCAATGACCGATGTAACTCCTGACACAAGAATACTTGCCCGTTCTGCAATGGGTTATGACTGGAACTACTACGCTGACGATGAGACAATCATCTTTGGTACTGACAGTGATGCTACCATCGCTTGGGACGGTGACTCCCTAGAAATCACCTCTGCTGATACAAACCATTCTGGAACCTTTACTTCTACAGGCTTGCTTACGGCAACCGCAGCAGCAACGGTAACAACTGGAGACATGACAGTTACCGCTGGTGACGCTCACGTTGTAGCAGCGAACCTTTACTTGGGCGCAGAGACTGCTTTTGCAACCACGGAACCAACTTCCGCAATTATCATCAAGCAGGGTACTGCGTTTGCTGGTGCTATCGTCACTTCTAGTGCGATACAGGCTAACGCCACTGTGCTTAGAAAAGTTATTGCCGATGGTACTATAAGTAACGTAGGATAAATATGACACTTGCTTTTGCAGAGGCTCCCCATACGTTCATTGATAACTTGCATCCAAGAGAGATGCCAGAGATTACATGGACTCATGGGGATGACCTCTGCAACTGTACGTTTCAGCGGATAGGTGACTGGGCTAATCCGTACATTGCGAGGACTCGCAGGGTCAGGGTGTGCTGTCTAGAGAATCGGATGCTTGAGGGCAACGAAGATTTAGTGCAGGATATACCGGGATACTTTAACGAGAACACAGGGGAATTTGAAACAGAGCCTTGGGTTTGGAACGGTGAAGACGACATGCCTGAACATTTATTCATGCGGCAAACTGCCATTATCCAAGGGCTAACACTAGACGAGACGCGAGTAAAGTTTGAAGGTGTGGAACCACCGAAAGGAATTCCTAGACTAAAGGTTGTAGAGAAGAGGAAAGCTATGAGTGAATATGAAGTTATTGGGCAGCAGGTAATGAAGATACAGGAACTTGAAAAGAGAAATAATATTCTTATTAGTATGATACACTCTCTTAAGAAGGGTGAGCTTGATATCGCACGGATAGAACTCAAAGACAATGGGTTTACGGTTACCGACGAAGAAGATATAATTAACACGGAACTTAATTAAGGGGATAAAGAATGTCAACAGCACGTAATATAGACTGGAATGGATGGGAAGTAGACCCTAGCACACGTTCTAGTGTCCACGCATATACAAAGTATGACATTCTTATAGATGCTACCGTCGCCAATGATGCCGTAACAACTATATTTAGTTGCGGTAGAGGAATCCCCTCCGTAAACCTTGTAGCGAACCCATCCATTGAAAGCAGTACTGTCTCTGAGTATACTGTTGTTGGGTCTGCGATATCACAATCCACCGACCAAGCATCCGACGGGTCTAACTCCTTGTTAGTCAACCCTGCCAACTCTGCTGCGGGTGAAGGATTTTACTGGACAACCCCCGGAATGTCTGGTAACGCTAATGATGGTGAGGTATGGCTAACGGCTCAATGTGAAGTACGAGGGGCTTCCGCTTCCGGTGCTGTACAGATTGCAATTCAAGATTCTAGCGGAACCGATATTATAGTAGGTAACACTATTAGTTTGAGTACAGCCTTCCAAGTCCTTCAGGCTAAATATCACCTACCTAAAACTGGGAGTGCCGGTTACCGAGTGATAGTTAGAACAACGACGCAACATAACATTAATTTCTACGTAGATAAAATCCATGTGGAACAACGCTTTGGGGACAGCACTTACGCCCCTTATGTTGACGGAGCGCAGGGACTAAATTATGAATGGGAAGGAACGGCAAATCTCTCTCCTTCAAAACGTCGTGCAGGTATTTCAATTATCCGTGGGTTCACTCTTAGGAACGCTTCGAGTACCGCTGCCGATATTGTGTATGTTGGTCTAGATGTTGATGCTGCTGCTGGAACAGGTATCCCTGTTTACGGTGGCGAAACCTTTACGACTAACTGGCCTATCGACTTTAGAAATAGAATTACAGTAAGGGCTGCCCAGAACACACCAGCGATTCACGGTGTGGTTTGGGGAATACATCAAGGGTAAATAAGGGAACAACAATATGACTATGACTCTTGACTCAAATAAAAATATGTATCAGTTTGTCTCAGACGAGGCAGAGATTACTCCGTTAGAGAAAGCCAGTAAACGTCCATTAGAAATGTCGGATATCACTAAAG